TTAGATGCAATTATCAAAGCCTTTATTTGAAGCTCACTACTAGCCGTTTCAATGGTGTATAGAGCCGTAGCGTCCTCTAGTTCCCTTTGGATATTGATAGCATCCTGTGCGGCCTTGTTGTTTAGTTCTATCTCTTTGGTGAGTTTTGAAGTAGCTTCTGCCGCCGCCCCAAAGTTGAACGTCAATACATTACCGATAATATCCCCGACCGTCTTTAGATTAACTATCAGGGTGTTAACCGTTGTACTGATCGCACTAAATACGTCCTCAATCAAATCTAAGGCGGGTTCACTCTTAGAGATAGCCGCCGCCACCAATGCAAAAGCGGATGCAAGTGCGCCCATTGCAAGACCTATGCCTGACCCCATGAAGGCTTTTGACGCCGTTGTCATCCCCTGCATCCCCTGAATTGCAGACCCCAAACCCGGAACCAGGTTATCTAGCTTCCCGGCCATGTTCGTTAACTGACCCGCCGCACTCTTGATGGACTCCGTGTAGTTACCTACATTCATCCTCTGCTTTTCCAAAGCAGATGAGTTGTTTTTTATGGCTTGGGTGTTACGGTCAACGAGTTTATTTATTTCCTCTGCGCGCTTTACCCCCTGCTCAGATGCTAGGTTTAGCTTATTCCTTTCCTCCCTTAAAGCCTTATTAGCCTTAGTTAGCTTTTCAATAGATACCTCGGCATCCTTTTCGTCAAGCTGGAAATCAACTACTACGCTTCTTTTTTCTTCTGCCATGACTAATCGGTATAAAGTAATTCACATTTGACCGGGGTCAAGGCATCCCGGTAGTTCTCAATTTTCTGTATCAGGAAATAGCCCGTAAGATCGGGAGTTTCAAGGTAAATGTATCTATCAAATTCAAACCTTTGAAATACACTCAACGGAAGGGTGAAGTAGGCTTCAATCAATGGATTAGATAAAGCCTTTTTAATAGGCCCATAAAACCTTTCAGAGATACCAATGCTTTCCGGGTTAATCGGGTCAACACTCAAAGCCTCATTGTAGGAATCAATAGGCAAACTATTAACAGGCTTATCAAACCAGGCTAATGCGGATGAGGTTGTTAATGTCGATACCACCACATTAGAAACCCCGATAGTTTCAATGCTTACCCCACCGACCGTACTAACAGGCTGACCCGCTTGGCAAATCATCATTCTGGGAGGGCCAAAAACAGGAGATAGTTTATACCGATACAAAGTACCCGTATCTCCAGAAACATAGTCAACCATTAATACCGGGTTACTCGTCACCGATGAAGAATACAAAGCGGCATAGCCCTGATATATTCCCGATGTTGATTCAACAAAGAATACGTCACTTGCGTCTATGGCTTCATTGAATGAGGATGTAAACAAAGCCCTACCGCTAGCTGAAGATACCCCCGAATATGCTACCGACTCCTGAAAATCCAACTCATAGAAACGAATGAATGGAAGGAATATTTTAGCGGGTGTCCGGCTTACCCTGTCCCATGAACCGCTAAAAGGAATGGTATATATTTCCCTTGATTCTAAAGCATCGAAAGGAGTTTGAATATTACCGCCTCCATACCTTACCAGGCTTTGTGCGTTATAAGATTCTATTTCAAGTTCCGTCCCTTCCTCCGTTTGAATGTAATTATTGGATGCTACCTTAGTTTCCCATTTTTCACGATGGCCTACATAGTATTCACTCCAATTATACGCATCCTCTTTCTTGAATGATGCAATCTTGTTTATCTTGATAGAGTTTGAATACTCATCATAAGAAACAACACAGGAGAAATAATTAGCCAAATATTTAATCAAATCAATGGCCAGCATATCGGGAGCCAACGCCGCAAAAGGAATATATGGAGCAGAAACAAGCCCACCCATAAGGCCAAGACCGCTCACCTTTTTTGCCAGCCTTACCGTTACATTGGTTTTTTCCGGTAGGTTATCCATGCGGTAATTAGCCGCCGCCGTGTTGTTAACGGTAAAACTTAACTTTTGCCCCTTCCTCATGTTTAGGAACTTGGCCGGGACTTTAAAGTTATTCGTGACGGAAAGCGTTACCGCCGTCTGCTGAACCCCGTCAACGTCATAGGTGATAGCGTAGGTATCAGCATTATTAACCCATACATCTAAAATGACCTCATAAGTACCCGTAAACGGAGCCTGCCATGTGTAATTAGTAGTATCTAATGACCCCACACCCTCAACTACGGTATTGAATCGGATTGGCTGAGGGTCTAGCGTGTAAGTGTATAGCCCCAAAGCGGCACTACCAAAGGGGCCGTTTTGAAACTTTGTATAACTGCGGTCTATCGTCTTGTCAGGTACAAAATAATGAGGGCCGTCATTTGTTAAAATAATCTTTTTAAACAACGCGTCCTCTATCAAATCGCCGCCAATGGTAACGCCACCATACCTTCCTACCTGGTCAACTAATGTGCTTAAATATATACAGGGGTGTAACTCTGTCAATAGCGGGAACTCTTCTGGGTTACCAAATCCATACCGTAGATACTCGATAGAGTTTTTAGAAGCCCCCGCCCACCAATCTACTAAAGGAAAGATTATGCCCTCTGTGGCCGCCTTCCTCCCGTCGATGTCACTCATCAATACGGTGTACTTATCCGGGTAATCTACCTCCTTCAAATTGAACTGGAAATTCTGGAACCAGTTAGTATTCCCAGACACATAGAAGATATTAATGAAATCCCTATCAGCATCCTTAATAACTACATACCCCCGCGATATCGTATTCCCGTCTTTGACCATGTTAAACGGTGCGCGGGAGAAAGCCGGGGAGTCAATCTGCTGAGGGCCATAATACCCCAATGCTTTCCGGTTCCGGGAGTTGTTAGGAATCTTTAGAGTCGCTGTAACATCGCCCTTTATCTTGAAATCATAGAAGTTAGCGCACTGCTTAGTCGTACCAATGTCGCTACCGGAATAGTCCAGATACTCGCCCTCATCGTTTACAAATGCGGTCACAGGCTTTGCGAAGGTAAGTTGTCAGTATAGTCACAGGTGAACTCCACGGTAAACTGCTTATCCCCTACCTTACGATAGACGAAAGAACCCCGATCTACCAATACCGTCCGGCGGTCAGTCCTTGAATTAACAATCTGAACCAAAGGAGAAGTTTTAATCCTGAACAGATCCTGAACTTGCTGATCTGTCAAATTCTCAGCCCTTACCCTTACCGTCTTGAACGACTCCCTGGAGGTTTCCTGACGGATGGTATCGGCATCCTGCCCGTAACTTCTGGGCCATTCTGGATATATGTTCCGGGTGGCGCTAGTGGTTGAATCAATGTCCACCCCTTCCTCATAAAGCGTATTGAACCGCCAATGGTCAAAGCCTCCCAAGTGGTTAAGCCATGAGAAGTCAAGGTAAGCAAACGAGCAAGAGGTATCTACCGTGATGGTCTTAGTTTCGGAAATGCTCTCCCACGTTGAATAAAGCTGATTGTATTGGATGGTTAAATCTATCCTGTCTTCACTTCCCGTCAGGCTCAAAGGAAAGCGATAGATACCAACCCCGTAATCGTTAAGGTTTTCAAAGGTCAAAGAGTTGATAGACCCGTTACGGTATCTTTCAATCTTCATCCTGAGCAAAGCCCCGAACTGATTAACAAATGATATATCAAAGAACCCGCCAAAGTGATGAGGCTCTTCCATGGGAGTCAAAAACTGCAAACGATTATTAGTCCCACCATATACGTAGTCACTAAGGAACCCCGAATAGGTGTTCTTGAAAGGTAGTTTAGCGTTCACCGCGTATCCCGTGAATGAATCGGTAGTGTAACTCCCTACATAGTCCTGCAAGGTATATCCACCCTCAGCGTAAGAGTAAGCCTCCGCGTAGGTAATGTAAAACTGACAAAAGGAATCCAGGTTGTTTTGCAGCGTCCCCTTTAACAGGTCATTCTTTAGAATCTCTACCTTTTCCTTTATGTGTTCGTTAATGTTTACAGTCACAATACCGTCCGAATCCGGGACGGCCTTAATCTCTGTAACCAGCTCGTAAGGCTTTTGGGACTGGAAGAAATGCGAAGACGCAAGGCCCGCGTATATTCTCACCTTAGCGTGATAGTCCACATAATACTTTTGAACGCTTACAAAGGTAATCCCGCCCTCAAAGGGTAGGTTTATGGTCACGTCTGAATTAGAATACCAAGTGAGGATCTGATAGACCTTAGTTTCCCCGCCTGTAAAAGTGACCTTCACAAACTCCAACTCTGAAACAGTACCCAAAGAGCCGGAAAGGACTAGCCTCGCATAGCCTAAGTCGTTGGAGTAACTCGATACCGTCCGGGCCGTGTCAACTGAATTGATAGGCCACAGGGTAGAAGCCAACTTGTACACGATGGGCAAGTGCAGGCAGTTCCACCCATGCCCTACGTCTACTGACTTGTAGAATGTGAACGTACCCGAACCGATGAAAGTGTAAACAGAAGCCCCGGCATACTCCCTGATGTTAAACGTGTTCACGGTGATGGGAGTGACATACCAAAACCCTGATGCCTGGTTATCGGAAACGAAGATAAAAGTACCTATGTTCAGGCCGTGTGAATTACAGATGATCGTAGATGAGCCGTTAGAATACGTCCCCGTTTGGCCTGTGGTAGAGTTTATATACCCTCTAGGGGTTTTAATTACTGATAGTGCCATTACTTACCGTTTACCGCTACTTGCAATTCGTTTACAAACTTGTCCGTATATTCTTTGGTCTTGATCTTGATTACCTCGTTAGTGAGTTCTTTCAGGAACTTCTCCACTACCTGGGAATAGACCGTCTTACCGCCTGCCCTAAACGTCTTATCCCCGCGCTGGTTGATCTTGTAGGAAAGAAACCGGGCTAACTGCTTCTGCTTCTTTTCGTTCAAATCAGACCCTATCCCTTTAGCCTTCATCCACTCCAATAGGCTTTTGTCAAATCCACCGTATTCGTCTGACTTCCTCGGCCCCCGGCCTGTCTCCAAAGTAGTGAAGAACGCCCTAGCGTAGATTATCAGCCTATTAGGGTAAACTTCGTATTCGATAGACTGGGCCGTCTTACCCGTTGCTTTAGGGACTACCTGACGGATAAGCTCTACCCCGGCACTACCGTACGCCTCTAGTGTTTCTTGAACGTTCATCCTTTTTCTTAGGTTCCTTTGCTTTTTTTCGGTCAAGCATCCGGTCGGCTTTGATGGCTATAAAAACAACGATAGCCACGCAAACAACTAAAACTGCAAAAGTCAGCATACGTTAGTCTGATTAGGTACATTTAAAGTAAAGGTCAGCATTACCCCTGAAAGGCAGTCGGCGTATTTCTTCACAAATGGCTCACGCCTAATAGAATCCATTGTGACCAGCTTATACCCGTTTACTATCTTGCGGTACTTATAAACTAGCTTTTGAGCTATCAAATCGCACTCATCCAGGATTGGGTTATACTCATCCGGGGAAGAATCAATCCTATCCTTTTGGGCAATTACAAGTTCTATTTCCCATGAATCCTGCGGGGCAGAAGTCCCCTCAACGGTTCCCACCGGGGAAACCACTTGCCAAACCGCAGGGTATTCATGAGAACGAATTGAATTGAAGTCAGTAATAAGTCCGCTACCGAACTGGGGGGCCGGTACTAACCCGTTCACTCCCTCCTCTAAAAATTCCCTGACCTCATTTCTTTTCATGACCTACAAACTACGGTTTTTTCTTTTTCTTTTCCAATATCTCCGCGTACCGCCGCTCTATCTCATTCGTCCAGGCTATGTGCCTGAGGTTGTGCTTGAACTCTCCGACTGTCCATTGATATATCTCTTCACGGGATCGGGTAGTGCTTTTCTCCAGGAATAGTACCGTACCGTATATACCAAATACTTTAAATAGTTTCTCATAGCCCGCCTCAATCTGCTCAGGGGTGAACCCTCCAGTTGGACTATTTGCGGCATGATGTTTCTCAATCCGCTGATATTCACTAAGGTAAAATTTCCCACAGCCATGACCTCCGTACATGGCGCATTGAGGAAATGCTCCGAAAGGCTCTCCGCCGTTTTGTAGTTGTAAGGGTTGACCGCGTAAATGGCACAGATTAAAGGATATTTTGAGATGTTTTCGTAGTTGTCATCCCCAAAGGATTTAATTATATCCTCCAAGTCATTGTACCTGTCCAATGAGGTAACCTCTAAGTTATCCGCTATCGGGTAGCCCTGTATCACTTTGGGAAGGGTGTAATCGAATGGCTCGTTAGTCACATAGGATATAATCCTTATCAGGGTTTCAAGGTTAGCTATATCAGATCCTCGAAGGGTTTCCTCTTCCAATCCCGTAAGGGCCGCTAGTATCTTGGCCCTGTCTGTGCCGCACTTGGTGAGCTTCTTAAAGTCCCGGAAGGACGTTTCAGCCCAACGGGTAGGTAGTTCTTTTACTACCTTAACGCCGTTTAGTTTAAAGGTTGCTTTCATTAGAATCCGCTCATGTAAACGCCTGAATAAGACCCCTTGAAGCCCATAGCCCCGTATCTGGCCGCGTCCATCAAGTCATCAAAAGCCTTCACGGGTTCGTCTATCGTTTCCCCCGTTGGCTTCCGTTTCCACTTGTAAGACCGCATCTCTTTCTGAATGTCAAGGCTTTCCCGATGAACAAATATACGATGTGACCGGACGTAATCAATACCCTCCTTTACTGACTTGTCAGCCTCGTATGCGCTAATCCCCGCCCTTCTTAGTTCTTCGATGATCTCCGGTCGGGCTGAATCACAGTAAACGTACTTGTTACCTACGATAGGGGCTATGCGGTCAGCCAAGTCCACCCCTGTTAACCCGGATTCATATAGGCATTGTTCTAGGTATAGCTTGTTTTCATCCTGGCAAACCCTTACCAAAGCGTTAGGATGGGTGAACCCAAAGTCCAGCCCAAAGTGATAGTCTAGGTCGGGGAAGGCTTCAAACAGTTCAAACTTCCCATATATCGTGTCCCTAGTCACCCCTCTTTCGCCTAGCCCGTAAACCCTCCAAAGGTCGGGGTCGGCATCCTTTAACCCTTCAATCTGCGCCCTTTGGTCTTTAGGTAGGAATGGATTGTCCTTGTAGGTGGATTGGATAAACTCGCAATTCTTATCGGGTAGGATCTTGTCGTAAATCCAACTAAACTCATCAGCCGGGTTGAAGTCTAAAAATACCGTTTGCTTGGTTCGGATGTTCAACTGACCAAAGACCTCCCAGCTTATTAGGTTAGCCTCGTTGACAAAAAGGATATCCCGCCCCGGCCCTCTTACCTTTCCGGGCTGGTCAACGCTGAAAAACTCAAGGTATGAGCCGTTGGGGAACTTATACGTTTGGTCGGTAGTGGTGTGCCTATTGGGGTCGTAAATCTCCCAGGCTTCCATGATTTCGAGAAAGTCCCTGATTGCTCCCCGGCGAAGGTGTGGAAATGATATAGAAACTACTGAAACGGATACTTTGGCCTGTTGGCAAAGGTAGATAAGTAGTTGGATGATGGAGTAGGTTTTGCCGGAACGGCTGCCGCCTTGATTGACTATGAACCTTTTGCCTTTGGTTATGGCGTCGAAGTTCTTTTCAAATACTGTCCCCGCTAGTATCTCTTTTGATGATTCGGATTGTAAGCCCTCCACTATGCTCTGTCTTTTGGTCTATCTCCCTTTTATCAGTCCAGCCAAAGTTCTTTAACGCAAAGATTGACCCCGCTGGGTTTTTCCCAAAAAGGCCGTTTTCGTATCGTTTTTCAACTCTTAGGAGTGCTTTTTTTAACGGGAGTGAAAACCCTTCCTTTTTCATGTAGTCGTTAAGGCTTCCCCTATCAACAAATCCCAGGTGTAGGGCTAATCCTGTCCATGTTGGGTTTATGTCGGTATTGAAGTATTCGTCTACCGCTTTTTCTAGTTCATCGGGGTTATCCCATTTTAGGGGTCTTGCCATAGAGGAGGGGTCTTGTACTTGCAATCATGACTTACATATATGATAACAAATTAAAATCAGCAGTAGAACAACATCAAATAGATATACAAAAAATAAGGCAAGCCGATCAAATGATAGACTCCCTTCAGAATCTCTTAAATGAGAAAGTAAAAAATTCAATGGTCTTGCCATAGAATTAAAAAAAGGCCGGGTCTGGTATTCGGTTACTATATCCCTTTCCCTTATTCCCGGCCCCTTCATAGGACTTTTTGCGCATGGTGCAAATTACTGTAATTTAGGTTTAAAAAACAATAGGGGGTTTCATTTCAGTAGGTCAAGGATTTTATACTTTAGTGGCGTTTCATATTTTGGCCAAGTTTCACAATACTCCCTCACCCTGTCGAGTTTGGCTTGGAGGGATTCAAGGCGGTCGGCGGCGGCCTGGACTAAGTACCAATTACCGGGATTGTTTACGAGTTTGTTGGCTTCCATGTCGGAAGCAAGTTCATAGAGTTTGTCGGTCATACTAGTTTCTTTTGATGGTAAAATATATTTATCTTCATATAAAAACAAGTTCGATTAGAAAGATTATTAGCAAGACTATAAAAAAGATACGGTCTATTTTTTCTGCATTGATTTTCGGCATAACTACTTTCTTTTGAGGGTGAAATGTTTCTGTACGCTCATGTAATCCCTTAAATACATATTAACCGCATCTAACCATATCTTCTCCTCGCTCTCTTGCTTCTCATACTTCTCAGGGTGTATTGTTTCGTCAATTATTTGCGCCATCGGAGTATTGCCCATTAACGGCTTCTCATCCACAAAGCGGAGGATGGTGCGGTAGTCGTGATATTTTGTGTCTTCTTCTATTCTTGGCCCCAAATAGTCATGCCATCCAACACTATGCCTTGCGTGCCACTGCCTCACCTCCACCACCTTCGGGAAGTCGGGTGGGATAGGGTAGATACCACCTATTTTGTAATCGTGGTTAAGAATGTCGCTCACCCTCTCCTGATCCTCGAATAGTGGGGCTTCGGAGATGGCTTTTTCTTTGGCGGATTCGTATTGCTGAACCTGTTCTTGCGATGGCCATGTTTCTATTGGCTTCTCCAGCATCTCTGCCATACCTATGCCTTTGGGGGTTATTACAAGCATCTTCATTTTGCTTTCAGGTTTTCGTAGCGCATTCTCCATTCTTGAATGTCTTCATCGTTATCTTCACCGAAAAGTAGGTGATTTGCTTCCGCAAGAAGCTCGTCACGCTCTTTGATGATTGGCCCCATCAATTTTGCGTGTTCCACAAATCCAGCGTTTCGGCTTATTTCAATTCGAGCATCAATATCTTTCTTAGTGCTCCAATCAGATAAGGCTTTGACAATTTCTATGGCTTGGCTCTCCGCTTCCGGTGAGGTGAGACTATCAATGCACTGACGATGGTAGAACTTCTTGAATGTTTGAATCCCCCACTTTGCCGGATTGCC